CGAAGCTTGGCCCGCTCTTCCCTGTAGAGGATGAAGGCCTTCGCCGTCCGAGTATACCCTTGGAGCATGAGCTCCCGTTCGATGGCATCCTGGATCGCCTCCACTGCTGGGACAGGGTCTGTGCCAAGAGCCGTCGCCATCCGGCAGAACTGGCTCTCGACGTTGCGGGCGATGAAGATGGAGTCCGCGTCGGGATCCTTCGCCTCTTCGACGGCGATCATGGCCTTCTCGATAGCCCTGCAGAGCTTGTCGAAGTTGTAGTCGGCCAGAGACCCGTCCCTTTTGCGGACTTGACGGATCTGCCGGAACGTCGTGTAGTTGTCGAAGCCAGCTTCCTTCGGAATGGCGCTCATTTGACGACGACCTCCCTGATGGCACGAATCACATCGAGGGGCGTATCGATCCTACCCTCGACATAGTCCTGGAGAACCTGCTTGATTGCGGCGACCTTCTCTGCGTCGGTCATTTCCGAGTCTCCTCTGGGCGTAGCTTGTAAGGTGTACGAGGCGGACGAGACGTCGACTGATCCGCTCTGGGACGATGGTACTCTGTCGTAGCTCTCTTCGTGGGAGGTACTCCGCCTACTTGGACCGGCTCGACGATCGGAGTCCACCATCGGCCTTCATACCCGCACAGCCCGTTACGAGCACGGGCAATCTTGGTGAGCCGAGGATACACGCCATCCGACATCCGGATGCGGCACCCCTCATGCAGACAGAAGGTCAGAACCTCCACCGCCCCCTCTTTGGCTTCCCGATACGAGGGCGGGAGGTTCCAGCTGTGGTGACAGGTAGAACAGTCACGTCGTGCAACTACGGCAGGTATCACGAGACGATCCATGTTGGGGGGCCCCCAGCCGCCGCTACCGACGGTGTGGCAAACCGCTTGGCCAGCGTCGCCACTCGAACCCGTAGCTCATTCCGCGTAGGGGGCCCATTGATCTAGGGCCGGCCAGAACCTGCTGGAACTCCGGCGAAACCTTCGGTCTGGGCGATCGGCGTGATCTTGAGGGTGAGGATCTCCGACGTCTTGCAGTACTCGGGGTACTTCTCGCCGAAGTAGTTCTTGACCTTGTCGCGATCGATGTCCGTCCTCGTCGACTTGGAGTAGTGCGCCTCGAAGAGCCGGCCAGCCGTCACAGTCTCTTCGCCTGCTTGAGCAGGTACGGGGAGCTTCTGCTTCAGCACCCCTCTCGCCCCTTCGACCCACTTCTCGAGAGCCTTGAGGTAATCGTCGACCTGTTTCACCTGGTCGATGAGATCCCCCAGAGGGAGGTCGCCGAGCTTCCAGCCGAGCTTGATGAGGTGGGGTACTACTTGGACTGCCGAGGGTTCGACCCCCGGCGCTACGACTGCGAACACATTGACGGACGGTGCTACGGTGGGCTTGTTCACGGTGAACTCCTTTCTCAAGCCTATCTCTATTATACAGCAACCATTAGTGGGTCATCAACTGGCTTTTGATGGTCCCACCACATTGGAGATGACGACGAGTGCCGGGCGATACTCGCCACACCACAAGTGCGGGCTCGTAGGTGGAAAGACACTAGCCGGCACTGGCTTACCTTGGTCGTTGCGCATCGGTACGACCGTAGGTGGAAATCGCACACAGGCGGAGTTAGACCCCTCCTCGCGGAAGAACGTACACGTCTGGCAGCAGTCTTTCATCAGAAGGCTTTCCCGTGCTTGTAGGGCCGCGAGTCGTTGTACCGCATCTTCTCCTGGATAGCCCCGACCAGGCGAAGATCAAAGTGATGGGCGTAGTCGAGGACGCGAATCACCAGATCCGCCAGCTCGACCTCCTCCACAGTGTAGTCGGGGCAGTGCTTGTCCTGCGCAGGCTTCCTGACCCCTTCCAGGCACTCGGAGAGTTCGGAGTGCATCAGGGCGATCTTCTCCGCCTTGTTCACTGGCGGTTCCCAGAAGCCGTGAGCCACAGCTGTCTGGTGTACGTGTTGCGCCACATCCTTGAGGTCCATCACTCCTCCTTCTTCTGGTCAGGTAACAACTGGTTGATCCGATTGACCCCTGTCCCAACAGATGTATCAGGCGGAGGCAACTCGGGTAGGACAAACTTGAACATCTCCGATCCTCGCACCAGATAGATCGTGCGATCCCGGGGCATCTCCGAGAGGCAGAGATCCGTTCCCCAGCAGGTGTTCACAGGCACCCAAGAGTAGCTCATGACTCGCCCTCCACGATTACATGGCCGTCGGGACCTACTGGCAGATCCAGGATGTTCTCGGGTGTAAACGGCACGTCTCTATAGACGTCTCGCCACACAGTGACTCTGTCTGTCTCAGCCTGTGGCTCTTCCTGCTTGTTGAGCTTCTGTTGCTTCCTCCGCCAGGCTCTGGCCTCGTACTCGTAGAGGGCCATCTTGAGCCAGTGGATGGCATTGGCTGTCTCGTCACAAGGCCCCACTCCATGGAGATACTCGGTACGATCGATCAGTACCCGAATGACCTCCTGCGTGTTCGTCCCGGGGTGCTCACGGTCATAGTGGATCATACCGCTAGACCGCTTGATGAAGCGGATCGACTGTCCACCTGACGATTCCAGATTGGGCACGAAGTACTTGTGGCCAGGATCTAGAACAATCACCATGTCCTCCAGCCGGTTCTACGTTCGAGCCTGAGATTCCCGTCCTTCATGACGGTCGCGTACCAGTAGCTCTTGAGGTCGTCTCCTAGGACCTTCCGGAGATCAGGCGTGATGTCACCCTGCCACATGATGGACCGATCTTGGTTGTAAACCAGCACTTGGCGCTTCGTCTCCGAGGTGACGATCGACTGCTGGACCTTGACTACCACTTGTTTGGCCTTGGTCATAGTATGTCTACCTTGACCCGAACGACGAGATCCCGATGCAGAGCCTCTTGCGCACGCTCGCTCATCTCCAGGCCGGAACGACGAACGACGGAAATGATCTCGTCCGCTACTGCGCGAGCAAGCTCGTTCTTGTACTTGTCCAGCTTGTCGAGGAAAGCGTCGTCTAGTTTGGTCATAGGTCGAGGGGACTCCTCCATCCCAGCCAGCGAGGTTGTCGGGGCTTCTCAGCCGTCCCGTAGGGCTTGTAGTCGTACTTCATCAGCTTGCCGAGGAACTCCGACTGATTCTCCCAGATGTGGCGGCGAAGAGCGTGGTCGAGACCTTCTCCGATCCCGACTCGAAACTCCACACCAGTCTTAGCGTCCGCGACAAGAAACGCGCCGAGCATACCGGACGGACGCAGATTAGCCTGATGAGACGATCGTTTGGTGTAACCGATCTCATTGAGCTTCTCCGGGTTGTCATTGTGCATCAGCTCCTCGAAGCCCATCACCCAGGCTTCTGATGTCAAACGTCTGGCCACCTTGACCAAATAGCCTTGCTTGAGCGTCGAGCGTCCCTGCTTGTAGGGGGCATCTGGCCGACGAACAATCAACCCCTCGTGCCCCTGATCCAGGGACTCTTGTTCCATCGTGAGGATCTGTTCCACATTGCCTAGGATGTACTGTCCTAGAACCTCAATGTGCTTAGGCGTCTTCATCGTGCGCAAATGGATATCTGCTAGACGCGAGCTGTAGGGCCCATCCATCACGCGATCGAAGACAAGCCACTTGAGAGGTTCCTGGGAGCCATGCGTCATACACGCAGAGTAGGAGGCCTGCATGAGAGTGAGGCCCGCGCCAACAGAGGCGGCCACAAGCTCGCCGTCGACCCCCTCGAGCTGTGGGTGTGCTCGAGCAATTTCCTGAGCATAGGCCGAGGGGATCAGCTTCCCCGAGCGAGAGAGCATCTTCCCTCCGATGATCGTCCCTCGGATGCCGTCGATCTTGTACGACCCGAAGAGGGGGAAGTGCCCCAGACGGGTGAGCTCCTCGAGATCCCCAGGAGTCTCGGCTGCTAACTGGGGTCGAAAGGGCTTCTCGTCAGCCATGGAGGTACTTCTTCGGTCGATCATCGATCTTGCTGAGAGCGTCGACGACACAGTACTTGCAGAAGTCGCCAGCGTTCAAAGTTCCATTGAGTCCGGTGAGCACTTCGACTTGCAGAGTATCTACCCCCGAAGGACTAGAAAGCTCCGCCTTTAGTCGCCCACCTTCAGGGATCTGGTTATGCTTCCCGATCTCCTGCTCGCAGATGTCGCAAAACACACGTTTCATGACTACCTCTGCACGTTGTTGTCGAGGTCCAGCTGCCCTCCTCGACGGAGAGCATTGATGTAGTTGTCGACCCGAATCTGCGTATCCGGATCCTCCTTGAAGGCCTTCATGTAGGCCTCCAGCCGCTCGAGCTTGACGAAGGTCGGAACCCCTTTGATCGACAGCCGAAACCTTTGCCACGCCTCGTCCTTCGTAGCCCGAAGTATGGCGTGTACGTTATGGCTGCCTACCTTATGGGGCCAGCGGTTCATTCGTTGCCGGACGCTGCTGCTTGATCGGCCTTCTCCTTGAGCTTGGCCATGCCGCCGAACTTCTCGCGGTAGATGAGACCGGAGCGACCCGAGCTGTCGGGCAGATCGGCTCGCACATCCACCTGCGTCTGGCCGTACACCACACGGAAAGTCCCGTCCGTCTCGGCCAGCTTGATCTCGACGTATTCCCCCGGCTTCAGAACGACTTGCATGTTGCCTCCTTGTGTGTGCTGCTAAATAGCAGCTTCCCTCATTATATAGCACCACAGCGATGGTACGCAAGAGTCATTTGAGATTCCTAGCTTCAGCCCACCATCGTTTCCGTATCCACCTGCTTCTCGATGATCTCCCTTGTCAGCCTATTGGCTCGTTTAGCCAAAAGAGCACCACCGGGGGTTCGTAGGGCCATCTCCCTGATCCGTCGGAGCAGCCTAAGGGCCTTCTCTACAGTCATCCCCTCCTTGACGGCCAGCTTGGGATCGTTCCAGCATCTCGATACACGGAAATATACCTCCAACAACTTATCCATCGGTCTGCCTCGGTTACGCATGTTGAGACGCACTCACGCGGCTTTGAGCCACTTGTCGTAGCTCTGAGCCTGCCCCCAGTGAGTGCCAACCTTCAAATCTACCTTGAAGCGGATCGGGGTTGTGATCCACTTCGTTGGAACAGTTTCCTGCACTTCCTTGATGATCTCCGCAACCTTTCGGACGATGACAGGATCGTTAGGTACTTCGGCCACAGTCGAGTCATGTACCAGGTTCACGAAGTGTGCGCCATGCTTCTGAATGAGGGGGAGAGCCTCCATCCCGGTGTGCAGGGTAAAATCTGAGATCGGACTCTGCATATGGAAGTTGGCGAACTCGTTTTGGAGTCCGTGCATCCTCTCCGCGGAGACTACTCCCGGTCTGCGTTTGCGACCAAATACCGTAATGAGGGTACGCCCTTCAAGCGGAGCACGCCGGCACCTCTTGATGAATTGGGCAGCCTGAGGCGCACGCTCGAACCACGCGTCGATAAGCCTCTGAGCCTCAGCAGTAGATATATCAAACTCCTCCGCGATCGAGAATGCCTCGCGGCCGTACGGGATACCGAAGTTAATTGCCTTAGCACGAATTCGCTGGTCAACAGTGAATCCCTGCCCGTACATGGCAATGGAGACTTCGTCGTGGAGGTTCCGCTTGTCGTCAAGGAATACTCCGGTGAGGAACTCGTCCCCTGAGAGGGCGGCGAGCATACGTAGTTCAGCCGAGTTGTAGTCGGCCTCCAACAGCACATAGCCAGGACGAGCACAGTACATACGGCGATACCGGCCTTCCCGGGGGATATTCTGGATGTTCGGTTCTGAAGAACTGAGCCTCCCAGTTGTGGAGGCATGGAGCTTAAACGTCGTGTGGATTCTGTTGCCGACTGCAAACTTCTCGATACCCGCCACGTAGGTGCCGAGCATCTTCGTCGTGGATCTGTACCGCCTGATGAGCTTGACCGCAGGATGCGGAGGCAACTTCTCGAACGTCTCCTTGGTGGTATCCTGAGGTCTCTTCCCCTTGATCTTCAGCTGGTACCGATCGTACAGGAGAGCAGACACTTCATCCGGGCTGTTCGGATTGACGTGATAGCCCACCAATCCTTGGAGCTCCGTCTCATACCCAGCGAGTTCAGCTTCCAGCTCATGACGGTTGAGGCGAACGTAATCCCAGTCGACTTCGATCCCGTACCCCTCGATCTGTGCGAGGAGATGCGAAGCCGGCAAGAGTGTACGGGTATAGAGCTTCTCCAGGTTCGCATCCGCCTTAACCTGAGGCCGCTTGTGCTCCCAGACCAGAGAGGTCTTCTTCAAGTCCTTAGCGAGGTAGTCGAAGAGAACAGGCTCTGGTACGTTAGCATAGGAATCGGTCTTCTTCGGAGCCCACTTCTTGAGCATCCCCTTGTGCTCAGGGATGCCTAGATCGTTCTTGGCCTGCTCATCAAGGTCGTGATCCTTCGTCGCTTCGCTCAAAGCATAGGACAATAGCCCAGTGTCTTCGTGCTCGACGGTCTCCTCCGGGCTAAGTAGCTTCTCCTCGTGCAGGAACTTCTCGTCGAACTTGCCGAACTGCCAGATGTAGCGGACGCCAGGCATCAGCAACAACTGTCGGAGGTAATGGCAGTACGCTTGGTCTTGTAGGGCTTCCTTCGGGACGATAGCTGCTGTGTCTGCTGGCGACCTAAAGTAGAACCCGATTGCCAGGATGTAGTCAACCTTCGGATTGAAGCCGGAGGTCTCGATGTCTGCTGCGATATCTACGCCTTCAGGTCTCTGAGCCAGCTCCTTAACTTTGCGTGCGTACGCAACGAGATCCTCAAGTTCGCGGAGGACAATATTATGCGGCTCCTCCCACCTGTGTTGCCTAACCTGGGCAGGTCGTCCCTCATAGGCGATCCCCATCGCCAAGGTAATGTCGTCCTTAAAGACCTTAGGGTTGCCAGATCCTCTAAGTAGGAACGCAGGATGAACTGTTGGTACGACAACAACTTCCCTACCGGAATCAGGGTCTCTAATGGTATAGAGCTGCCCTCTCTTCTGCGTGATCTTGTAGCCATAGTCGCCTGTAAGGGAAATGTTGCTGTAGCCGCCCATCGCTAGGACACACTTGCGAGGGTACTCGAAGACCTGGTGCAGCACCCTTGCCCTACAAGCAGCACAGGCTCTAGCCTTGAAGTCCTTGTCCTTCAGCGCGTTGTCTGTCTTGGGCGGGCGGCATTGCATCGCATTGATGATGTATGCCGAGTCGAAGTCGTAGTCCTCGGGAACGGCCTTATCCAGCAAGTCACCCGAGGGACCACAGATAGGAGCTCCGTACTTGAGCTCTTCCGTGCCAGGAGCTTCCAGGATGATAACCAGAGGCGAATCAACTGTCCCTCTAGCACCTACCCGTCGGCTGCCGCCTGGACACAAAGGACAAGGCTCAGGAGGGAACTTCTTATCCGGAGCGGGGAGGAGTCGCTTGAACAGCACACTACTCTCCGGCTAGGCTAAGCCTCGACCTTAATCCATTCGCGGTACTGATCGATATTGTGCCAGACGAGCTGCGCGTTCACCATGCGGCGCATCTCCTCGACGGGTGTATCCCAGAAGCCTCCGCGAGGCCCCAAAGCCGTAGACCACTCGCGATCGTGTATGGCGTTGCGGATGTCCATCCCCTTGAGCCCTGCCCTGATAGGGACAGCAGAATCGATCCCCTTGACGATCTGCATCCTGGCGCAGGCGACGTCATCAAGGATGTTGTCCGAGAAGCCAAGGAGGTGGATCCCCCTGAAGAGCTTGTAGGTATCACGCCGGATGAGCTCATGCAACACCGGCATCCTCGACCCGTTCTGGTTGGCGAAGATCCTCGGCACCGAGACGTAGTCCACCATCGGCAGGGAATACATCACCGCGGTGGTCTCCATCGCATCATCGACATTCGACCCTTGCAGTACTCCCAGCAAGGACGGGACTTCATCTGCAAACTGCTGCTTGGACTGGAAGTACTGGCAGTACGAACGTACAAAGTCCTTGGCCATCTCCCTTGTCTTCTCACCGTCGCCCATTGCATCCGGGATCACAATGCAGTCAGGCGGCACGATGTTGGCGGCCTCGAGGAGATCCTCCAGATCCATTGGATGGCCGAGCTCGACGATCGAGTTGTCCAGGATGATGAACGAATCCTGGTAGTCGTCGCGAACCTTGCCATAGACCTCGCGGTAATCGTCAGGCTTCTCGAGGATGTCATGCGCCAAGAGCAGGTGATAGCGTCCGAGGTAGTCCTTAACCTTGGACCCACTCTGCAGTTCGCGAGCGATCTGGATTGGCACTACAGGAGCAAAGCGAGCCATTACAAGGGCCTCCTCAGGTGAGTTGGATTCGAGCTTATACCCTATTATACAGCAGTCCCAGCTATGGTATCAAGGGGAGTACCATCATTTGACGTTAGTTTGACCGAGCCCCCATGCGTACCAGCTCGAAGAACTCTTCCCTTGCAGCAGCTACATCCCTAAAGAGCCCTCTGACGGTTGAGGTGGAGGTAGGCGTCTGATGGACTTTCACACCACGCCCCGTCATACAGGAGTGATCTGCTTTGATGACGACCATCACTCCCTTCGCCCCGAGGTGCTCTTCCAGGGCGTCTGCTATCAGATCAGTGCACGTCTCCTGCATCCTAGGGAGCTCGTGACCGACAGCCTCGACGATGCGAGTCAGCTTGGACAGCCCGACGACTCTGGTCGAAGGGATGTATCCGATGTGGCATACGCCGAGGACGGGAAGCAGATGGTGGGGACAGATAGTTCGGAAGGGAATCCCTGACTGTACGAGCACCCCCTTGTAACCGTTGTCGATGTGGGTGGATGTAAAGTCCACCTTGAGCACCTTGCTGGTGTCGTAGGGCTTCTTGTACTCCAGGAGGTAGCGTACGAAGCGCTCTGGTGTTCCATCGAAGTTCTCCTCCTCGAGGTCGAATCCTAGGGTCTCCAGTGCCGCCGCTATGAGGTTGGCGGCATCCTGAATTGGGTTGGTAGTCTTCTTGCGGGCCACGGCTTTAATCCTCTGTTTTGAGTTCATGGCAGGTGGAGCAGCTTATGGAGCTGCAGACTAACTCGGTAGTTGTACTTCATGGCCAACTCAGCGCAGAGCCGGATGTTACGCTGAGTGGCCTCCTCGTCCCGGACGGCAGACGTGACTTCCTGGTCTGCGAGCGGTGAGTTGTTCAGATCGACCACATAGTCAGGGTGTAACTTGACCTGCTTGTAGGCAACTGAGTACTCCTCGCAGGGCTGGAGCCAAACTGTGTCACTCTTCCTCGGAGGTCGGAAGAGCATCGCTTCTTTGCCCTGTATCTGCGTCGACATGATTGGCAGTCCATCCAACTGAGACA